AAAGCATTAGTAATTCGGGAAATATTTGAATTCAGAGCTAAAGACGAGTATACATCATATTGTTATTTAAATAATAAAGAATTTTATTATTCAGCTTATACAGAAAAATTAACAGTAAAAGGAATTGGTAAAGAGAACCAAGAATTGCAAGATGCTTACTTATTAAAAGATATAAAGAACATTTTAAAAATGGCTGAAAAACTTATGCCAGACCAAATGTTTGCATATTTAAAAAAATATCGTAGTAGATATCTTACAAGGGAATTAGACAAAAATACTTATAGAAATCTAGATACTGGTGAATTTAGTATTAACGGTTATAAATTAAAAGACCTTCCAGATGATCTTTTGGATGATATTGACATAGTTTATAATTATATTAATTACTTAATACCATTATTTAGATTGTTAGTTTAGGAGAATTTATGAAATACATTAGAACTAATATATTTACTGATATAGAATTTAAACGAATTACAAAAACTATAATGGGCAATACTAAATTAGAAGACAAAATAATTTTTAAAACAAAAAGCCATTGGGATAAAACTATAAAATACTATAGCATACGAAGACCAACTGTAGCAAGTGTTAGAAAGCTTATTGAATCTTTTAATAAAAGAAAATTTGTACCACAAAATGTAGGCCCAACACATATTGTACTTGAAAGAAAAATTCCATCTCAACTTAAACTTGAGTTAATTACAAGCATTATATTAGCAAGTAATTATGGTGGAGGAAAGGGTCATAATACTCATCCATATTATTCAGAGTTTTATGTTGGAACTAGAAATATTGATTTAAAATATATTGGCTTTAACAAACAATATACATTAGACGAATTATTTAGCATATTTAATAATAAAGTATCAAAGACTATAATTGGCACAGTTTTAGGAAATTTAGATATTAATCATTCTTCTAAGAAGTTAATTATGGAATGTGTATTAAATGGAAAAATAGAACCATACAGAGTACTTGGCGGAGCTACAATAGTTCAATTTTCAAAGAAAGAGCTTATGGAAATTATAAATAATGGGAATTTTATAGCTAAACGAAGTGTCCCAATGTGCGGAGATAGAACTGATATAACAAATCGATATAGACTAGTAATGCATCAGGATGTTATCGACGAAGATATTATTTTTGAAATAATGTCTACAATAACTGATAAATATGCAAAACTACGATTTGCATATACAACAAAAACTAAAAAATTTTTAAAGCGTGTTAAAGGTAAAACTGAATTAGAATTATGGTTGAAATTACAATAATAATTTTAGAACAAATTATTAATGGGATTAGAGTCCCATTGTATATCTCTTCATAGTTTCTTTCTTCATTTCTCTTTGAACGTCAAAATAGGCCCTCTCTTCAGTCTATTTTGACACTTTTTAATCTAAAAAGCGTTAGAATAGGAACAATTAATTATATAATTATATGAAAATTGAGGTGAGAATATGGCTAAATTACACAAGTGTCCATTTTGCAAAAAGAGCTATATAGTTGTTGATGCATTATACGGTCATATGGAAAAAGATCACAAAGACGAGCTACATGGTTTACCTGCACAACAAATTGAATTTAATTGGCGTAATAAATATGCGCTAACAAAAGAAAATGGAAAGTGTGTAATGACTGGTAAAGCAACGAAATTTAATATTGTAACGGGAAGATACGAAAGATTTGCAGACGACCATGCTAGAAAAATGTATCGAGAATATTTTAGAAAAAATATGATTCGAAGATATGGTAAAGATACTATACTAGATGAACCAGATCAACAAAAGAAAATGCTTGCAAGCCGAAGTATTTCCGGAGAATATAAATGAAATGTTGGAAAGAAAACACAGTATACTGGAAGCTATGAAAGAAAATTTCTTGAATATTTAGATGTATATGTAGATTGAGCTAATCCCGGAGACATCATGGGTCCAGCTCCAATGACATTTCCATATATAGGTGAAGACAAAAAACAAAGATTTCATATTCCAGATTTTTATATTACTAGTTTAAATCTTATAGTGAATGTAAAAGCGTCTGATAATAAGCATTATAGATTGAGAGATCTTGATATTGAGAAAGCTCAAGATGCCGCAATTAAAAAATCGAATTTCAATTACTTAAAGTTATATGATAATGACTTTGATAAATTTTTAGAGATAATTGAAATGATAAAGAAACAAACACCAAATAATAAGCACAAAATTTTTCACGAAAATACTGATTATACAAACATACAACTTAGTTAATATAGGTTGTATGTTTTTAAATGTACTTTTAATAATATATTATAAAACCGAGTTAGTGGAATAGTTAAGTTTTAATTATTCCAAATACAAAAAACATAAGGAGGAAACAAATGGCAACTATTAAAGCAGGAAAAAGATTGGTGAAGAGAGGGTATTTAACAAACCTAATTACACCACCAGGAAAAGGCATTACTGTTCTTTTATCAGGACCACACGGTATTGGTAAAACAGAAATTGTCAATGCAGCTGCAAGAGAATTAGGCGGTTACGCATTAGTAGTCGAAGGTGGATCATTGAAAGAGGGAGAAGTAACAGGCCTACCATTCGCAAGTCCAACACAAAATGGGGGAACTGAAGTTCGTTTCGTTCCGTATTATATAACAAATAGTATTATGTCTTTAGAAGAAGAATATTATCGTAAAGCAACAAATGAAGGTTTCTTAAACGGAAGAATTAAATTAACAGACAAAGGAATTGAAATTCGCGATATCCCAACTGCTAAGCAAAAAGCTGCTGGTAAATTAGGAACACTTCTTAAAACACTTCCAGTAAATTCAAAAATGGATAATATTGTCAGTGGTGAAGTTAACAAATTTAAATTTGGCTCAAAATTACCACCAGAACTTAAAATCGAATTAGTTGAATCTGGAGAAATTAAACCAGTATTATTCTTTATTGATGAGTTAAACAGAACAGAACCTCAAACAATGAAAGAATTAATGAACATTGTATTAAATAGAAATATTAATGGGTACGATATTCCTTGGTGGGTTTCTATGCTTGGTGCAGTAAATCCTTCATCTCAAAATAGTACATATGCTACTAATGAAATGGATGATGCACAAAAAGATAGATTCTTAAAAATCGTTGTAGACGCAAAATTAGTTGATTGGGTAGATTACGCTTTAGATAAAGGGCTTAACCATGAAGTAATTAATGCAGTTGCAGTAGATGAATCTCAATTTATGAACAAAGATAATTCGCATAAAGATATGGATGAACAACATCCATCTCCACGTTCTTGGGAAATGGTTGCATACATCGTAGATAGCTTTAGTATCTTCCATAATACAACTTTGCTTACAAGATCAGAAAGAGATGAATCTTCAAAAGATATGGAAAAAATGATTATTGGTAAAGTTGGGCAAGTTGCTGGACGTGCATTTATTCGTAACATGCAAGATACTTCAACTATTATTAAACCAATGGATATTATCAATGGCAGAACTACAGATATTTCTAAAGAAATCAAAGATAAATTCGCAAAACAGGGGCAATTACGTAGAAAAATTACTGCAGATACTGTAGTATATCATATTGCTGAAACTATTGTAGATTTTGAACAAAAGAAAAAAATGGCAGACATCAAAATTGCAAAACAATACAATAACTACAAAAGTCAAATTTCAGAATTCGTAAAAATGCTTGATGATTCAACAACTATCACATTCGCTAAGAAAATTGCTAATGTCGATTACATTGTTGCAAAAGATGGTAAAAACGTATTTTCTAAAATTTCAAAATGCTTTTCAAAAGATGTATTAAAACAACTTGTTGATTTTGATTCATCACTTAAATCATTAATGAAAGAATAGGGGGCCGAAATGGCAGAGAAAAAAGCAAATATTTTAACAATATACAATATCTGTCGTGATCTTGTAACTCAAGCTGAGGCTTCTGCGATAATAAATGAAGGGGAAGTAGACAAAAATATACTTCCTCCTTTACAAGAAGCATTTGAGCAAGTAATCGAATTTGAAAAAATTCACTTGATTATGGCTTATGACGTGTTTTATGGCGCTGTTTTAACTAGCGTTACTACAAAGATTAAATTTAATCTTAGAGGACCAATGGATTTAGATGTTTCAAAAGAACCAATTGAATTACTATTTAATCCTATGTTCCTAGCAAAATATTCTTATTCAGAATTTACAGCACTTGTAGTTTCTGAAATATTCAGATTGGTATACGAACATCCAGCAACATTCGGTGATTTAAATGCTGAAATGGATAAAGAAAATCACATGAATTTAGAAAAAGGTTCTAGCGCATCAATCGCATCTATGGTACAACATGATGTTAGATTAGATAAAGATAATGCATCTGCTAGGTTAAGACTTCCTAGAGGAACCTATACCACAGCTAAAATAAACGAAGAAACACATAGAACACCAAAAGATGATAGTTCTATGGATTATTATTATAGATTCCTAAAACAATTTGGACCACCTTTACCACCACCTGAAGAAGGCGAAGGTCAAGGCGAAGGTCAAGGAATGGGCATGACAGCACCTGGTCAAGGTGAAGACGGTGATGGAGATTCTCCTGCAACCGAAAATAATAATAATGGACAACAACCTCATCAATGGGAACAAGTTGATTCTGAAGACGCTAAAGATCGTATTAAAGGCTTAATCGGAGATGTTTATAGTAAATTAGATGATCGTGCAAGAGGCCTAATGCCTGCTGGATTACAAGAGCAAATTAAATTTTTGCTTAGAAAACCAGAGATTTCTTGGAAACAAATTCTAAAGAAATATTTAGGAACAGTTCCTGTACCTTATAGAAGAACTAAAACACGTCTTAATAGGCGTCAACCATACCGTCCAGATTTATCTGGTAAACTTCCAAAAAGACATATTGAAATAGTATTAGCAATTGATACTTCAGGTTCAATGTCAGCGGAAGATCTTGAATATGTTACAAATGAAATCTTTAGCATTGTTAAAGATTATGATACAAAAGTAACAATCATCGAATGTGATTCAGCTATTGGAGCAATCTATACAGCTAAGAATCCATCGGATATTCATACAAAATTTACAGGCCGTGGAGGAACTTCATTCATACCTGTAATTGAACATATCAATGAATCAAATCAATACCGAAATGCATTAATGGTATACTTTACAGATGGTTATGGAGATAGTGAAATTCCTAAACCTAGAACATTAAGAAACTTATGGATCGTTATTGATAGTGAAGAAAACCTATCATTAGCTGAACCATTCGGTGAAGTAAAAGCATTAAAAAAAGATGCAGATTGGGTTAAAATGAATAAGAAAAAAGGTTATTAAAATAACAAAAGAGGGATATTTCTATGTCCCTCTTTATCTTTAAAGGAGGAATACTTATGGATTATGATGATTTTACCCTTAGCAACGAGGAACTAGATGATGAAAATGCTATTGGACCCGTTGAAGAAGCGAAATTAGAAATATTAAATCAAATTAGTGATGTTGTTAAAATAGCAAAAAAGAATATCGAATATAAAGAAGAAGCAGAATTCAGAGCAAATTTCTCAATACTATCGAGATATGTTGGAGCTGTTGTAGATTTAGAAGCATTAATATCACCTATGAATTTTGAAGGCGAAATTGATGAAGAAGCACCAGAGCTTACAGAAGATGAAATTCTTGAAAGAATTGATGAAATCAAAAGTACGGTTAAAGAAATGTCTTTCAATGATTTAAGAGAATTTGAAAGTAAAAACAAAGCGGTAATAGTTAAACCAGAAGATGGCAATGACAAAAAAACTGGCTTAGGTTTTTAAGAAAGGGAGGATATTAAATGGGCGTAAAAGCGTTATCACCAGATATTGAACTTATATCACAAAAAGCTGGAAATGAGGCAGTTAATAATTATCAATCGTGGATTGGAACTCCACATTTATTCTTAGCAACTGCAAGATTTCTAAATGCAAATAAAGAAAAAGATCGTTATACTGAGAGTTATGAAAACTTTTCAGGTATTCTTAAAGAATATGGAATTACAGGAGAAAATTTTACAGAAATGTTTTTAGAATTATATCCTGGCCTTAAAATTAGTGGAGAAACATATAAGGTTGAGTGGCATGAAGAAGGACAAACTGTTCGTAGAAACTTAAAATTAGATGCAAGTAAACAAAAGCGTCAAATGCAAGTTGAAGATTTAATCAAAGTTCTATTTTCAGACAGTAGCTTTATTTTAAGAGATATCCTTGAATATGTATTAAAAAGTACATCAGCGAATGCTTCTCAAAAAGTTGATGAATTAGCTGAAAAAATGGCTGATGCATTCAATGTTAAAATTGCAAAGCAAGAAATTGCAGCATTAGAGAAAGTTCCTGAATTAGTAAATCTTAATAAGTACGTAAGGGAGAGCAAACCATTTGTCGTTGGCGCTGATAATGCAGTAAATCAAATTCAACTTGGTTTATCAGGGAAATCAATTAATAATGTTATTCTTGTTGGTCTTGCTGGAACTGGTAAAACTGTTTCAGTATATGAATTTGTAAAACGAATTATCAACAAAAATACAATCAAGAAATTCCACAACAAAATCATATATCAATTAGATGCTGGCCAATTAGTTGCTGGTACTAGATATCGTGGAGATATGGAAGCAAAATTAATGAATATTATCAAGTTGGTTATTGCCAATCCTGAAGTTATTCTATTTATTGATGAAGCACATATGATGGTTAAACTTGGTGATGCTGAAGGCGCTGCGAGTGCTGGAAACATTTTAAAACCATTTATTACTCGTGGAGAAATACAAATGATCTGGGCAACGACTACTGATGAATATCAAAAGAACATCAGCAAGGACAAAGCACTAGAAAGAAGATTCCATAGAGTAAATATCATTGAACCATCAAAAGAAGAAACTTATCAAATACTTAAAGGTGTTCAACCTGGTATTGAAGAGTTCTTTGGTAAACATGGTTCAGACAAAGATTTAATCCAAAAAGTATTAGATTATTCTGAAAAATATACACTAGACCAAGCAAATCCTGCAAAAGCTATTAATATGCTTGAACTTGCATTTGCTAACTCAACTGTTTTCAATGAAGATGGAGAAATAGTGATGACTGAAGATATTCGAAATGCTATCAAAGTAAAATATAATATTAACATTTCTGAAACTAAAGCAACTGATAGTGAAAAAGCATTATTTGATTTCATTTTAGGTCAAGATGCAGCTTTAACAGACGTTGTAAAAATATTAAAACGTATTGACCGCGGACTTGTTGATCCTGAACAGCCACTAGGCTCAGTTATTTTAGCTGGACCAACTGGTGTAGGTAAGACAGAGACTGCAAAAATCATTTCAAAAGTATTCTTTGGTTCTGAAAAGAACTTCATCAAAATCAATGGTGGAGAATATAGTAATGACATGGATATAACTAAAATCACTGGATCAGCACCTGGATACATCGGTTCTGATGATGAATCTGGATTAGTTTCAATGATTAAGCAATATCCAAGTTCTGTTGTATTATTTGATGAATGTGAAAAAATGGCTGATAAAGTATTTGACGCATTACTAAACATCTTAGATACAGGAGAAATGACTGACAACCACGGAAACCGTGTAAGCTTTAGAAATGCATTAGTTATCTTTACAACTAACTTAGGTTATGATAAAGACTTTGCAAAAGCTAAAGGTCAAGGTGTTGTTAGACATAGAACAAGCTCAATGGAAATCCGTGAAGCTGTTGAAAAACACTTTCGTCCAGAGTTCATTAATCGTCTTGACGAAATAATCGTTTACGCAGGATTAACTAATGATATTGCTGAACAACTTATCGAAAGATATAGAAAAGTATATGTTGCTAATACTGTCACTAAGAATGACGTTAAGTTTAGTAAAACTGACATTGCTGAAATTATCAAAGAAGCAAATATCGAAAGTTACGGGGCGCGTGGACTAAAGAAAGCTGTTAAGAAACAAATTTCTAAGGTTTATGATCGATTAGAAAAAAAGTTAAGAGAAAAAATTCAAAATAAAAAATTAGTAGAAATTAAATAAGAGAACCCAAGGGTTCTCTTGTATTTTAAAGAGGGAGGCAATTATGGTATTAATTATTTTAGCAGTTATTGTAATGATAGCAGTATTCATAGGTTTAGGATTAGGGGATCATGAATATAAATATATAGAACGTAAACGCAATTATACAACAAATGAAATTGAAGATGTTGAAAAAACTAGCAGTAAATTTGGTTTTAAACTTAATAAATTACAATTGTTGGCACCATTAGCATTGTTAATAATTTTATTTGGTATGTTTACAACAGTAGACGCAACTGAAGTTGCAGTTGTAACACGTTTTGGCGAAGTTCAAGAAGTAGTTAATGAACCAGGCCTTAAGGTCAAGAACCCATTAGACAAATATAATAAATATTCAACTGAAGTTCAAGAAATCCGATATGATAATGTTGATCATTTGGAAATTTCATGTTGGGCTAGTACTGGTCAAGATGTATTTGCATTGGTAACAGTTCAATATAAAATTGATGTAACTAATGCCGCACAAATTTATGAAGTTTTCGGTGGCAATATTGATGCAGTACAAACTAAATTAAGTTCATTATTAATCGCTGAAGTTAAAGGAACTATATCAAAATATACGCCAGACGGACTTATTGAAAACCGTGCTGTACTATCTGGAGAAATTGAAAATGATATCAGAACACAACTTGCTTCTGGTGATGACCCGCTTCCAGTAATACTTACAGCAGCATATTTAACAAATATTAACTTTACAATTACTTTCCAAGATTCAATTGATGCAAAAGTAGTTGCTGAACAAGATTTAATTAAAGCTGCTACAGAAAAAGAAATTGCTGTTGTTCAAGCTAATGAAGCTTTAGAAATTCAAGAAGTTTTAAATGCACAAAACATTGCAATGGCTATTGCTCAAGCAACAGCTGATGTAACTAGAGCTGAAGGTACTTCTACTGCTCAAACATTATTGAATTCTGTTACTGTAAATGCGATTAATACAATGTATATTGGTCAATTCGCTGATGACATTGAAAGAGCTGCATTTGAAGCAAGTATAACAATGATAACAAATGATAATGGTACTCCATTAGATTTAACAGATGACTTTATCACTCAAACTAGTGATGGTGGATTCTTAACTATTCAAGAAGTTTCTAATATCATATTAACACAATTATATTATGATACTTGGGATGGAATTTTACCAGAAGTTATCGCTGGCGAAGATGGGCTAAGTTTAATCTTACCATCAGATAATGAATAAATACTAAAAAATATAATAAGGCAGACATAATGTCTGCCTTATTTTTTATAAAGAGGGAGGAATTAAATTATGAATAAACCGGAAAAGCTTACTAGTAATTATGCACAACCAAAATATGATATTCAAAAAGCACAAATAGACAGTAGGGTTATTCACTTAGAAGGTAAAGTGGATCCTGCATTAGCAAGTTATATTATTCAAACATTATTTCATTTAAATGAACTTGATAGAAAAAGTCCAATTCAAATGTATATTAATAGTCCTGGCGGTAGTGTTATTGATGGAATGGCTATTATAGATGCAATGAATTTTATCGAAGCACCAGTTTATACAATTGCTCGTGGAATGGCAGCATCAATGGGAGCTTTAATTTTAGCTGCTGGTCAAAAGGGTAAAAGATTTTCGTTACCAAACAGTGTTATTTTGATTCATGAAGGATCAAATGGCAATGAAGGAACAACATCAAATTTTCAATCTTATGCAAAATTTTCAGAAAAATTGAATATTAGAGCAAATAAATTTCTTGCAAAAGCAACAGGTAAAACTGTAGCTCAAATCAAGAAAGCTATTCTTGTAGACAATTGGATGTTTTCAGAAGATGCAAAAGAATATGGATTAATTGATGAAATTGTAACACACGCATTAGAAGAATAAGAGGGATCTAATCCCTCTTTCTTTATTTTGAGAGGAGGACACTATGGATTTATTCGATGATGAAAAAGATAACAACAATAACATACATGCTGAAATTAGTGGTATGCCTGAAAATGAAGAAATTGATTTTGGCGATGATAGTAATATCAATGCTGAATCAGGCTTTGATTCTTCAGAAAAAGATGCAGTACTCAATCAAATCAGTCAGACGTTTGGTGTGACTCAGGAACAGCTAGATTATGCAATGAAAGAATTTTCAAATTTGTTAATCACTGGTACTGATCCAGAATTTATAAAACAAATAAAACCCCATATGCACCCTGTTGAAGATGACGAAAGTGGTTTTCAATTAGATATCATGGGATTAAAAATAATTCTAGATAAATTTTTAGAAGGAAACCATGTTCCAAAACAACAATCAACAAATCCATTTGCAGGTATAGACCCAACTAACCCACAAAGTATGATATCTGAATTTATGTCTACGTTAGGTGTGAGTCAACAAGACGCTAATGATTTAATAAAGCGAATTGAAAAAATTACAAAGAAAAATACAAAAAATATAGTTAGTAATAGTGAAATCGGTGAAAAAGAGGAAGAAATAGATAATTTATTATCAGATTCTTATGAGTATGAAATTATTACTCAAGAAGACTCATTTGGTTTTATTAAACATACAGCATCTGAAGATATATATGAAAATTTCAAAGATGTTTATGGCGAAGGATCTTATGATCTTTCAATGTTTGCAACGTTACAGGGTTATAACTTAGCTCCAGCGCTTCAAAGTATTGATAAACTTGAGTACTTAGAGCATAATGATAATTATATTTTACTTAGAGCTTATTCTGACAGTAATAATGAAATCGAAGATTTTGTTGTTGCGATTATTCAAATGGATGATGAGTTTCAAATGATGGTTCCTATGTATGGAAATACATATAACATCGAAAGTGGAAATGTTATTGTTAAAGGAATTGATGATACACTTTATTTAGAAGAAGAAAAAAATGACGTTGTTGAAGTAAATTTAAAGAATCCTTTGGATTTAGAGAGATTGAAAACATCCATTGACATTGCATTATATGAAGAAAAAAGACCACTTCTTTCAGTCCAAGAATTCGGAAAGATTTTTGTAGCTCCAGCTCCTTCTACTTTTACTAGTAATTTTGTAAAAGTTGGACGAATTAAGGCTTATGACAGCAAGGAAGTAGAAATGTTTAAAATGCATTGTGACATTGATGAAGATCAAGAAATATTTGATTTCTATATCAAATTAGATGATGAGTATTCAGCAAGAATGCTAAGAGCTGTTCAAGAATATTTTAAATATATCGATTTTAATACAAACGAAAAGATAAAAAATTGTGAACTTTATAGCAGGAATTATGAAGCTCTGTATATCGAGTTAGATTTAGGGAGTCTCCCTGAGTTTGCTCATCTATGGAGAGAAAGATAAACTTAAATATAAGAAGAACTACGGTTCTTCTTTTTTTGTTTAATATTTTTGAAAAAGATATATAATTTAAAACAAAGAATTTGAGCTAAACAATAAATTAATAATTAATTTGATGGAAATTTCCATTCAATTTCAAAAAACCAAAGATGATATATTTTATAGTGAGTGTTAAAATTTCTTTTCTAAAAAATTTAATAAAATGTCCAGAAAGAGATATACAACGCTACTACAAAGATATATTAATTTTATCCGTTTTTATGAAATTGTAGAAAGGATGACAAAATATGTTCATACGAAAAAGAACTGGTGAATTACAAGAATTTAACATGAGAAAAATTGAGGATGCTATATACAAGGCTTTTAAAGAAACTTATGGCCGTGAAAAAGCACGAGAATTATTTGACGACATAAAAGCTATGGCAAAATCAGTTCATGTTTATGAAGGAATTGGCATTGAAGAAATACAAAACAAAGTTCAATATGCTATTAAGGAATATCCAGAGGCAGTTGAACACTACATACTACGACGAAATGCTAGATCAAAGCGTAGAGAATCATTGAAAGATGTTGTCTACAGTTCAGAATACTTAGCACCTAGTTTTTTAATCAACTATGACAATTACCCAGAACATATGAGTCCAATTAGTAAGTTTACTTACTTGAGAACATATAGTCGAGACGTTATTGAATTAGGACGCCGAGAAACATTTAAAGAAACAACAATTAGAGCTGTAGATCACAATATCAATATGGATATAAGATCTAGAGACGAAGATGTTATGCAATTCTTGAAAAAAGAAGCAGAACAAATGTTCGATATGCAATTTAATTTACGTTCATTTCTTAGTGGACGTGCAATGTTTACAGGTGGAAGTTCAGCAGCAGAAAAGTTCCCTTTAAGTTTATTTAATTGTTCATTTATTGAACCAGATACGCTTGATGCTTTTTATGATATCTTATATTTGTTATCAGTAGGAGCTGGTGTTGGATACAGAAATACATGGGATGTTGCAGATAAACTTCCAAAATTTAGAGATGACATACGATTACAAACAGTTCCTTACAATCCTTTACCAAAAACAATGAGAAAAGATAAAACTCAAGTGTTAAAACTTAATGGAACAATCTCAATTATTGTTGGTGACAGCAGAGAAGGTTGGGGAAAAGCTATAACTGAATTCTTAAAATATATGAGTTATGAATACGAGCATGATTATAAAAATATCAGAATGGTATTTAATAACATTCGACCAAGTGGAGAACCGCTCAAAACTTTTGGGGGCTATGCTTCAGGAGCAGAACCATTTATTCAAGCAATTCAAAAAATTCATGAGGTAATTACTAGTGATTATAGAGATAGTCATGGTAATGTATTAACTAAGAAAATGGTGGATGGAAAAATTCGTCCTATACATATTATGCACATAGCAAACTCAATTGCCGAAGCTATTGTTGTCGGTGGAGTTCGTAGAAGTGCAATGATTTCGTTATTCTCTCATGATGATACCGAAATGGCAACAGCTAAAACTAATTTTGTTGATTTCAGTGATCGAAAAATATCACATTACTGGATCTCAAATAATACAATGGTTATTGAAGATGGTTATGAACCAACTTTTGAAGAAGTACAAGCACTAATGGAAAATATTAAAAACTTTGGTGAACCTGGATTTATGAATGAAAGTGAACTTAAGAAAAGACATCCATTAGCTAGAGGAATGAATCCGTTAACCTATTCAATTTAACATGCGGATTTAAAAGTGCGTGAATTGCTGGAATCTCCTTAGAGCTTTTAGAACTACAACGTGACCTGCAAAGGTGAGCGTGAATGTTTGAAAATCTAAAAGATTGGATAATCAGCAGCTAAGCTTCCCTATGGGAAGAAAGTTCAACGACTAAGGTTTCTTTAAGAAAAAGACGAAAGTTAACTCAGTTAACGGAAAGGTATAAATTATGAATCAATTAAAATCAAGTGAATTTAAAGCATTTATTTATGGAACTATGTTAGGAGACTCATATATACATAAAGTATCACATAGAAGATTTGGATGTGGACAAGTAAAGGAAGACGTAATTCTTTATAAAAAAAAGATTATTGAAACCCAATTAAATAAATGTATAATAAATTATAAAGCACAAAATTATAAGCAAAAAGACGGAAGAAACAGACAAACATTATATAGATTAGCTATTCAACATGACTATTTTAGAAAAATACGAGAGCGTTTTTATAAAAATGGTATAAAACGTGTTGATACAAAAATATTAGAGGCTTTAGATACTAGAGGCTTAGCTATATGGTTTGCAGATGACGGAACTACTAATTTTATTGGACTAGAAAAATATAAGGCCCATAAAATAGATAGACTTAATAATCGTAGAGTTGAAATATGTACCGACGGCTTTTTAAAAGAAGACGTTGTACTAATTAAAAAATATTTTGACAAATTATTAAATACCGATGACACTAAAATAATTAATCGCGATTATAAAGACAAATCTAATAATAACCCAACTGGTTACAGAATAAGATTAGCAAATCATGTGATCCAGCCATTTTTTATGTTAATAAAAGATGAATTTATCAATAATTACCCGTCAATGCTTTATAAATTAGATTTAGGTTTTAGAAATGAATCACTTGACTGGAGACGATATGTCTCAGAAGAATATCAAAATTTATACGAAGAAATTAGTGCGCACCCTGAATTTATAGATAGAATGATTCAGGATGATATAGTCTAGACAACAACATTTATATAAAAATGGCTAACAAAAGTTAGTGTTGTAAGGTGGAGAAATTCTACTCAGATCAAAACAAACATGTAATCTTGTGACATTTAATGTCGTTTCATATTTAAATTATGATAAGACTATTAATTATGATTTATTAGAAAAAGATCTTCAAGTTTTAACTCGTTCAGCTTATAGAGTAACAATGAACAAATTAGAATTAGCTGAATGGAATATAACACAAGAAGAAGACCGATTATTAGGTGTAAGTCCATCATCATGGATGGATATGATTGAAGCAACTAATATGGGTGAAACAGAAGAAATAGAATTTATGAAATGGCTATATGCTATAATTAGAAAAGCTGCTGACGATTATGCTGATGAATTAGGGTTAAACCACTCATTAAACATAACTGCAGTTAAACCATCTGGAACTCTTGGACTAGTTGCTAATGCAAGTAGCGCCGGAGTACATATGAGTCATAGCCCATATCATTGGAGAACCATCCGTATGGACAAAGCGAACCCAATGTTTAAAGTAGTTAGCCAACTTAATTGGCGCATAGAGGATGACATTACGAGACCAGCCACAACGGCTGTAATTTACTTCCCTATTAAATCAGCTGCTAAAAGAACTAAATTCGATGTTTCTGTAACTGAACAATTAGAAAGATATAAACGCTTTCAAACATACTATACAGATCAAAATACATCAATCACTGTAACAGTACAAAGTGGTGAATGGGAAACTGCAACTAAATGGTTATATAATAACTGGAATAATTTTACGGCAGTATCATTCTTATCACTTACGGATCATCAGTATGTTCAAGCACCATATCAAACTATTACAAAGGAAGAATATTTAGAAGCATCTAAAGATTTAGATGACTTATCACATGAA